ACCCGGCGTGGTGCGGCACCGGAACCGATGCGGACGTGGACGACACAAGAGAAAAGGCCCCGTCCGCAGACGGGGCCGTGCTGTCTCAAAGCGTGCGCCCGGAGGGATTTGAACCCCCGACCTATTGGTCTGTAGCCTACTCGCCGGTAGACGGTGACTTCTGCCCGGACTGCGGATGCAAGTACCACGCGCCGGGGCCGCTGTTCATGTGCCGCGATGGCGCATGTGACTGCCACCACGAGAGTTGGTCGCTCGATGACGAGCACGCGCTGCGCCTGGTCATGGATGCGGCGGTGACCCTGTGAGTCGGGGCACACGGGCCAGCATCCGAGTTCCCGGCGCGGTCTTCTTCGGGGCGACCGTCAACAGCATTGTTCGACGCGAGTTCGCCCGCAGCGCCTACTTCGTGCCGAACGACGATCCCTCAATCAAAGCTGCCGGATTCATCCACTTCGGTTACAAGCGTGCCGACGGCGTGTGGATGACGGTGTTCGAGGTCGAGGGTCCGATTGGCGAACGGCTGGCGCACTCGTGATCGTCACGGTCGGGCCGATGCTGCTCGGTCTGTGCGCGGCAGCGGTCATGCTGCTGGTCGACAAGCTGCGGGCGTAGCGGCCATGGGCCGTCACCCCTCAACGGGTGGTAGACCCGACAAGTATTCTCAATCGGTGCGACACGTCCCCCCAGTTCCGCCAATGTGGGCGGACGCTATCGAGCAGTTCTCAGCCGCCCAACGCGGGGCGGGCCAGTCGGTCAACACCATCGCCTCGCGTAAGCAGCACCTCCAGCAGGTCGGGCGGACGATCGGCATCGCGTCGCCGTGGGAAGTAGAGACCGACGAGCTGCTCTCGTGGGCGGGGTCGATCGAGTGGGCACCCGAGACGAGGCGGAGCCGCTACAACACGTACCGAGCGTTCTGGGGCTGGGCGAAGGCCACCAAGCGATGCAAGCGCGATGCGGGCAAGAGGCTGCCGAAGGTGAAGCCCGGTCAGGCCGACCCGTCACCGGTCCCCGAGCGGGTCTACCAGAAGGCGATGATGCGGGCCTCCGAGCGCGAGCGCACGTGGCTCCAGCTCGCGCACGACCACGGCCTACGGCGCGGCGAGATCGCGACGGTGCACTCGGATGACATCTTCGAGGATCTGATCGGGCACACGCTCGTCGTGCAGGGCAAGGGCAGCAAGACTCGCCGCGTCCCGCTGACCCCGCAAATGGCCGCCATGCTACTCGCGCTGCCCTCGGGATGGGCGTTCCCCGGTGACCACGACGGTCACATATCGCCGCGGTGGATCGGCAAGCGCGCGACCGACCTGCTCGACGGCGACTGGACGATCCACAAGCTGCGCCATCGAGCCGTCACCAGCTGGTACCTCACCCATGGCGAGTTCGTCGCGCAGGAGCTAGCAGGGCACGCCTCGCCCGCGACCACCCGCATCTACGTCAAGCTGCCCGACGAGCGGCTGCGCGCCGCGATCCTCGCCGGGGCAGCGTAGGCGCTACGGTGACGATGTGAAGAGAACCGGAATCATCCTCGCGACCGTCGTGCTGCTCGGGTCGCTGACCGCGTGCGGCAGCACCACCGCCGAGCACGCGCCGAAGCCCTCGCCCACCCCGAGCGCGAGCGAGAGCTACGGCGACTGCGTGGCTCGATTCACGATGGACCCGAGCGAACCGCAGAAGTACATCGACGAAGTGACCGCCGCGTGCGGTGAAGCACCCGGCCAGTAGTCAGAGCTTCGGTCGATTGGTGACCGAGTAGACCGTGCCGAAGATCGTGCCCGCGAACACGAGCGCCGACACGGTGGCGTCGAACCAAGTCACGCCGGTGATCGGCTGACCCGAGTGCAGCGTGGTCCCGATCGGCTCCGCGAAAGCCAGGAGGCCTCCGACGACCGCACCGGCGATCGCCTTGGTCGAGGTCGTCTTGACCGGGGGTGTGGATGTGTGGCTCATGGTGAGTCCCCTCTGTGTTTGGCCGGCGGCATGAATCGCTCGCGCGGCTGGGTGAGTTGTAGTTCGTGGATGTCGTCGTTCTGTTTGTCCGTGCGCTGCCAGAGGCGGCTCACGCTCCCCCGCAAGCTCTTGATTTCCTCGAGAATCGTGTCGAGCTTGGTGCTGTTCTCGACGTGTCTCTCGTCGCCTTCCTCGCGGAGGTTGGTGGAGTGGTTGTTCTCGACCTGCACGCGGGCGGCCCGGGCGTCTCGCCCTACCCGGTTGACCTTGACGTTGATGCGGGCGCTGAGCAGGATGCTCGCGATCGTGCCGGTGAGGCCGATCAGCGCCACCAGCACGGTGTCGCTCATCGTTACTTGCCGAGCTTCGCGATCAGACCGCTGACGATCGTGCGCAGGCCTGCGGTCTTGTCGGAGAGCGCCCACGAGATCACGTCGAGCTTGGCGTGAACCGGTCCTTTGCCCGAGTGCAGCTCGTCCACGATCGGTTTGATCTGGCCGAGGGTGAAGGCGTTCTCCTCGCTGGCCTTCACTGCTCGGCGGAGCAGTTCGCGGTCGTCTTCGTTCATGTCGTCGTCCTCTATCTCGGTGCCGGTCCCGGCTGTGGTGGTGGTGGTGAATCGGGCATGGTTCGGGTCGCCAGCGACGGGGAAACTCACGGCGTACTCGTCTTGGTGTTCCTTCACCCAGGCGAGGCCGGTGGCGATGTCAGCACAGGTGCCGTCGCCGTGCTCGGACGGCAACCCAGGCAGGATGCCGGGGGTGATGTCGTACAGGCTCGGACGGGCCCGCATATCGAGCTGCACACTCTCGGAGCGGTAGCCCCCCGCGCCGAGATGCGAGCTGACGATGGAGACCCGCACGCCGTCACGGGCGGCGTCGGCAACCATGCGCAAATAGCGTGCAGCGATGTCATTACGTAGCGTGATGCCGAACTGCACGTACGTCAGCTCGGCGGCGGTCAGGTGGCCGTTCTTGCTCATCGGTCCTCCTAGGCGATCGGGTAGTTGAAGCGAACGGCGAGCTTGTCGTTAGCTGCCCATGCGAACGGGGTGGTGGAGGTCATGCCGGCAAAGTTGGCGAACGCGGCTGCGGTGTTCACCGGGCCGACGCGCAGGCCGCTGGCCCCGGCGAGCACGATGCCGTCGAAGCGGCCAGCGGCCCCGGCTGACGTGTCGATGAGCTGCGCCCGACCCACGTCGGCAGCGGCGGCGACAAGGGCCGCTGCGATCGGCACCGGAGGGGTGAGGAACACGTCACCGACTGCGAACCCCGTGCTGCCGAGTGTGACGATCGCGAGCCCCGAGCAGACGCCTTTGCTCACGCTGTACTTGGCGTAGTTCGTGGTGCCACCGGTGCCGAGGGTGAGATTGGTCCAGGCGGGCGCGAACGCCCCGAGTGGCACGTCACCGAGCGCTGCCGCTTCCAGCGTGGTCAGGCGGGCGCGGTCGGCGGTGAACTGGGTGGACGTGCTGTGCTGGCCCAGGTTCTCGTAGTCCGACAGCGGCGATACAAGGTCGTCTTCGTCGTAGATCCAGACGCCGTTCGCGTCGAGTGCACCACTAGCCACGGTTGGCCTCCAAGGATTCGATGCGGGCGGTCAGGTCTGCGATCTGCGCGGCCTGTCGCTTGGCGAGCATGTGGAGCGGGATGACGGCCAGCGCGTAGTCGATCGAGATTGGGAGGCCGAAGTCTTCTGCCTCGGGGTCGGTGTTCGTCGGGACTATCTCTTCCAGGCCCGCCGCGATCACTTCCTCCGCGATCCACCCGACGTGCACGACGTGCTCGGTGTCTCCGATCAGGGTGTACTTGACATCGCGGAGCGCCAGGAAGGCGTCTAGGTCGCTCTCCTCCCACTCCACGATGTTCTCTTTGAAGCGGAGCGCGGACGGGCTGATGCGCAGGGTCCCGTCGCCGTTGAAGTACGCGGCTGCGTAGCCGCTGGTGGCGGTCGAGTTACGCCCACCGGGTGACACGAGCACACCGTTACCGGCCTCGTAGTTGACGCCCTTCTGCTGGTAGCTCGACAGGTCAGGGTTGGGCGGGGTGCCGAAGTAGATTTTGCCGATGACGGTGTTGTCCACCTGGACGATGACGCCCGAGCTGTCGGAGGCCCATCCGATTCGGATGCGGTTGGTTCCCATGCCGGTCCCGCCGCCCTGCTCGACGGCGTGCAGCGCGGCGAGAGCAGCGGCGAACGTCGCCGCACCGGTGCCGCCCTTCGTGATCGGGAGTTGGCCGCTGCTGATAACCGAGGCTGCCGGGTGACCACCAGCTGTCTCGTGACCGGCGAGGTAGTCGCGGGTCTTGTTGATCTCGTCGTAGGACTTCTTGATGTCGGCTGCTCCCGACACCACGTCCATCCCTGCCGCTGCTGCGGCGTCACCGTTGGCCATCAGAGTGCCGTCCAATCGAAGGTGTTGTACGAGATACCAGCGGGTACCGCGTTGTAGGAGAGCCCGTCTGGGCCGAACATGTAGGCCGTCGCCGGGGTGTCGATCAGGCCGCGGGTCTTCGCTTCCATCTCGGCCTGCGGCCACGACCAGGCGACCGACGAGAGGTAGCCGGTCTGGGTCGGTGTGTCGTCCAGGTTCACGACCACGGGCTGCCCCGGCGTGGCGGTGTAGTCGCTGACGACCGTGGGGCCGAGCGAGCGGCCGCGACCCAGCGCCCGGTTGAGCACACCCTGCGCCGCCCCTGGGCCGGGATAGGGCTGCTCGTAGGTGAGGGTGAGGGTCTTGGAGTACCCCGGCGTCGAGGCGATGTCGTAGGCCGTCTGGGTGACCCCTGCGGCATCCGTCCACTGGTAGACGATGACGACCGAGTCGTACCAGTCATCCCCGTCACGGTCGATCGTGTCGGTGGCGTCGACGATCGAGCCGCCCTGTGACAGCACGAGGTTGCCCGGTTGCACCTCGGTCGCGGTGGACAGGTGGAAGATGCCGTTCTCGTCGCACCAGAGGCGGAGCTGCGCTGACTGCACGATCGGGGCGAGGTAGTCCCATGCCTTCACACCGGGCATCCACTTCGATGCAGCAGGGTCGATCACACCGTCAGCGGTGCCTGGTGCAAGCGCACGACCGATGCGGGTAAGCACCGATCCGACGACGGTGCGGATTGACGACAGCGACGGCGCGTAAGGGGTGATGTCTACCAGGCCATAGTCCTGCAACAGAGCTTCGTCAGATGCCAGGGCCAGCACTATCTCGCCGTCTTTATGGCCGCGCTGACGTGAGCGCACGGAGAGGTTGAACGCCCGGTACTGCGAGGCCCGCACACCGAAGTCGTTCCACGGGTAGAAGTGATCCGCGGTCACGTCGCGGGCCCGCTTGCCCGCGAGCAGGGTCGTCACGTCGCGGGCCCGCTTGCCCGCCCATGCCGTCGAGAGGACGGATGCCGGGTCGCTACCACCGAACCGACGGTGCAACACGACCTGACCACGCAGGGTCTGCTTGCGCGGGTCGATCCGCTCGAGAACCGAACCTGCCGGAGCGGCGCAGGTGAGGGTCGCTTGGACGTAGGGCGACCATGCCTCGTCCATCGTGACCGTGGCGGACTTCACGTCGAGCAGCCCGCCCGTCACGTTCACGCGAGCGGTGAGGTCGTGCTGATCGTAGACGGCCATCACGACACCTCCCGGTAGTCGATCGCGACTGTCCAGAGTTCGCGGGTTTCGGATTCGAGAGCGACCCCTATGCCGCCCTCACCGAGCACGTATCGCATGCCGATAGTGGGTCGGTCGTCGGACTCGAAGACGAACAGAGCGCCATCCGCGTGGAAGGTTCGGCACTCGTCGGCGTCAGCCTCGGTGAGAAAGCCGAGGTTCAGAGTGCCGGTGCGGAGCCCTGCGGGACGGAATGACACGTCGTCGTCGCGGCGTCCGAGGATGTCGTGAAAGATGTTCCGGCCAGCCTGGGTCGTCTCGTAGCCGAGCACCGTAAATGGTGTGATCGTCGTCGAGCCGCTGGTGATTGTCTCGGTCAAAATAGCTTCACTCCGTTTCGGGCGATGCCGTCGATGGTGACTTTCAACGTCTGACCGGTCAGTCGGCGGATCGCTGCCTGTGCCGCGGTGTCGTCCAGAACCGGAGTAACGGTCGGGCCGGGAATGGACTTCGGGATGCCGTTGAGCAGCGAGGCGGTGTAGTTGCCGGAGCTGGTCTTACCGGCCTCGTTCCAGATGGATGCGAGCGCGGCCTTCTGCGCCTCGCTGCCGTTCTTATATCCGGCGAGCAGGGTCGCGGCCGCATCTTCGCCCTGAGCCGCGAGGAAGGTCTTTGCCTGGTCGCTTAGACCGCTCGACGCGAGGGTGAGTTGGTAGTCCTCCAGCGCCTTCTGCTTGGTCTGCATCGCGGCGATGTAGGCGTCGGTGTCGAACAGGCCCGACTCTTTGTCGATGTAGTCGTCGACCGATCCGGCGGCTTCGTCGTAGGCGCTGTCGATCTGCGAGATGAGTTGGGCTTTGCGCTCCAGCTCGGGGCCGCCCGCCTCCACGTAGAGTCGCTGCTGCTCGGCCGCTTGGGCGGCCTTTTCTGATGCCTGTTCGAGGTAGGTGTTGACCGACTTCTGAGCCTCGCCCTTGCGCAGCGCGGATGCCTCGGAGTCTGAGTCGAGGCCCTGCGCTCGCTTCTGCTCGACGCTGAGTCGGCTTAGCGTCTCGGCCTGGAGCTGGTCCTGTTCGAGCTTCTGTTTGCCCGCGGCCGCGAGCTTGCGCAGCGCGTCCTCGTTACCCGAGTAGGCCTGGGCAAGGTCTTCGTAGTTGGTGCCCGATTTCTTCGCGAGATCGTCGAGCTTCGTCAGAGACGGCTTGGCAGAGTCGGCCTCGGTCGCGAGGCGGCGCAGCTCGTCGACGATGTATCCGACAGACACCTTGCCCACGTTGCCGCTCTCGATGAGTTCGGCGGTCATATCGGAGACTGACTGCTTGAACTCCTGCGACTGGGTGTCAGCGTTGGCGAGGGCTCCGTTGATGAGACCGATGGCGAGAGCACCAGCCGCGCCAGCAGCTAGACCGATTGGGCCGAGCGAGCTGACAAGTCCACCGAGGGTGCCCTGGATGCCGTCGACGAACGACGACGCGGAGCCGTCGAAGCTGGAGAACGTCTCGGCCGCGTTGGCCTTCGCCTCGTTCTTGATCTCGTCGAGTGACTCTTTATGCTGGTTGGTCTGCTCGCGACCAGCCTTGCGCGAGCTCTCACCGACCGAGCGGTAGGCCTCGCGATACTCCTGCTCGATCGCGCGGGCCGTGTCCTTCGTCTCGGCCTGGAGTCGGCGGGAGGCGGTCTGCGCGTCTTTGAGTCCCTCTTCGAGCTTGGCCGGTCCCTTGCTCTTGCCGAGGTCGGTGAGCGCGTCTACGGCGTCTTCGAGCGGAGTGATCACGCCGGATTCGATGCCCTGCTTGAAGGCCTTCGTTTCGGAGCCGATACCCAGCTCAATACCTTTTGCCATTAGCGTGCGCCTCCTTTCTCGAACTGCTCGTGGATGGTGCGGATCGCGGTCTGAACCCAGAGCGAGGCGACCCGCGGGATGGCGTCATGGGCGGCCGGGTAGACGATGTAGCCGCCCCGGCGCGGGAGCTTAAACTGGCGGCGGGTGTGTCGGGTGTAGCTCTTGCCGCGCTTGCTGGTGAGGGTCTTGGTGCTGTTGCGGTCGGCGCCGAACTCGTTGCCGAAGGCGAGCAGACTGTTGGGCGTTCCCTGGGTCTTACCGATCCCGCCAGAGCGGAGCATGACGTTCGCGTCGGACACCGCTACGCGGGCGGTGTCCGACAGCACGCGGGTCTGCATCCGGTCGCTGACGCGGCCGCGCACCGACTCCTGCCAAAGGTCTTGCGCCTCGGTCTTCGTGTACTTCCGAATGTTGGAGGCAACCTCTTTGGGGATGGCGCGAACGGCCTGGAGCAGCGTGCTCAGCTCGTTGGAGACGAGCACGCTGATCCGGCCGTTGCCCGCCATGGCTACGCGGCGGGGACGAACGCGGGCTTGCCCTGCACCCCGAGCGACACCGAGCCGACGGCGACACCATCGACGGCGCCGCCGATGGAGCCGGGGGCGATGAAGATGGTCGTCTCGACGGACGGCCCGCCCGCGTCGGGGGTGAAGACCACATCGACCGACTCACCCTCGTGCTCGTGGAGGTAGGCGCTAAGGGAGTCGTCGGTGGTCCAGTCCTGCGCGTACCCCATGTTGCAGACCCAGGTCGAGGTCGTCGGGAAGCTGAACGTCGAGGCCGGGGTGAGGCCCTTCCAGTTGACGATCGACGACGATGGCACCAGCTCGACGGTCGAGCAGTGCGCTTCGTAGTTGTCGGCCGCGATCTTCAGCGCGACATCTTTCATGATGAAGGGCTGAACGGGGATGAAGGTCATGGTCAGAGTTCCTTTCCGGAGATGACGGTGAGAGTGATGTCCCACCCGAGGTACGTGTCGTTCACGAGCACCTTCGATGCCCGGGTCCAGTTGATGTTCGGGAGGCCGTCGATCGCTGTGCAGAGTTCGAGCACGGCGTCGTCGAGTTCGTTCTCGGCCCGCACCTGGTCTTCGTGCGGATCGGCCACGGTCAGAACGACGGTGTTGCGGAGGGTGCCGAGCGGTGCCTCGGGCAGCCGCTCGATGTCGGTGTGTTTGAGCACGACGGTGATGCGGTCGATGGTCGCTGCCATCCGCTGGTTCGGGATGAATCTCCACCCCTCGGGCAGCTCGGGCGTCAGCTGATCTTCCAGCCACTCGCGCACGCTCTGGCTATCCGACATCGAACACCCCACGAGGCGGGCGGATGATGCCGCGGATGGTCTTGTCGAGCGGGCGAGGGGTGAACACGAATCCGTCCATCCCGGTGTCGCCGGCCGAATTGACTCGGCCAGCGTTGTAGAGGTTCTTCGCGTGCTGGAGCTGCGCGAAGACCAGGCGGCTCGGCACGGTGTCGTCGATCGGCACCGGGACCGTTTCGCCGGAGTCGTCGTCGGTGGACTCGGGAGCGTAGGTCCAGGCCTGGTCGCGGGCGATGTCGAGGATGAAACCGCAGGTCTCCAGGTTGACGGTGGGCGCGTCGTCCCACGCGCCTACGAGGCGCTCCACGGCTTCGTCATCGACGACGCTGTACCAGGTGCTCATCACTACGCTCCCGAGCTGCCTAGGCGTTCTTGGTGCCGACGAGAACGATCGACTCCGGCCGGACGACGAACGTCTGGAGGTAGCCGATGACCGCCTTGTCGATGCCGCCGTGGGCGATGTCGAGGGCGTCGAGCTGAATGGGCGTCTCGCCCAGCTCGTCGAACTCGATCGCCTGCTTGGCTCCGACCACCACCGCGGGTGCGTTGGTGTACACGTTCGCCCCGAGCGTGAACGCGGAGTCGGGAGCCTTGACGACCTGCACCTTGCCGTCAGCCGAGCCGGTGCCGTCCGTGCTGAATCCGAACGACACGAACTCGGGGATGAGATCCTTCGGCGTGTAGATCAGCTCGAACCAGGCCTTGCTGTTCACGATCGCGAACGACGGAGTGTCGTCGGCATCCTGGATGGCCGTGATGCCCTGGATGAGCTGACCGATTGCGCCGGAGTAGTCGTGACCGTCCACGCCGGGGTAGTCGGCGGGAGCGAGCACGGCGAGGACGTTCGAGCCGAAGTTGCCCGCGCCGTTCCACGCGGCGGTCTTGATGATGTCGCTCAGCGCGTCGAGGTCGGTGGCCTTGGCGTAGGAGTCGATGACGCCGCGCACGAACGCTTCGATGACTTCGGCTCCACCGGCGAGGTCGTAGAACTCGCGGGCGATGTCGCCGGCGAAGCCGTACCTGCGGAGAGTGGACGACACCAGTGCGGTGCTCGCGGTGCCGCTGGCGACCTCGGCCTTGTTGCCGTTCCACGGGCCGACGAGCGCGGACCCCTGGTCGAGCTTGAAGCCCTTCTTGCCCATCAGACTGATGTTCGTGCCGAGGGTCATCAGGCTGATGAACTTGCGGACGTAGGTGCGGCCCTGCCAGACCTTGCCGACCCAGTTGGCCGGCGCGAGTCCGTTGGTCAGACCGGTGGTCGTGATGTCGCTGAGCGCGGCGAGGACGGCCATAGCGTCGGCGTCCGCGATGTGGCCCTTGACCTGGGCCATCGCGCCGAAGATGGTGCCCAGCTCGTAGGCCTGATCGGCCGGTGCGGCCGCGGAGGCGAGCACCTGGGTGCCGGGCATGAGGGTGGCGGGGATCGCGGCGGGGGTTGCTGGTGCGCCAACGACCGCGGATGCTGCTACTGCTTCGGGCACGTTGGCCCCTCCTTCTGGGTTGACCGCGGCCGGGTCGGCCTCGGGGGTATAGGTGCCGGTGTCGCCCGAGGGCGTGACGACGGTGATGTCGGTCGGCAGGGTGGGTAGCTCGATCGAGGCGTGCTCGCCGTCGTCTGCGGGCGTGTCTTCGGCCAGGACCATCGCGGAGGCGAACGCTCCCTTGGCGACGAGCGCCGATCCCCAGAGGCGACCAGCGACGGCCTTCCCGGCCTTGATGGTGGCGTGGAACTCGGCCGAGAGACTGCGACGCGGGCCGTCCGGATTGGTCGCCTCGGCCAAAGCGCGGTCGCCCGCTACACCCTTCGCGATCGCGAACGTGGCCATGATGCCGGTCGGCTCTTCCCACACCTTGACCGCGCGGCCGACTGGCTCGGATCGGTTGTGGTCGATGTTGATGCCGACGATTGACGGGTCTTCGGGCAGCTCGATCGACCCGGCCATGACGATGAACCGGCCGATGTTCGTCTGCCCGATCTCGTTGTACGGCAGCAGTAGCCCGGTGATGGTGCGGTCCTGGAGGTTGGCGAGGATTTCGCCGCCCTCGAACTCGATGAGCTGGTCGGTCACGGTGGTCTCCTAGTCCGCGCTGGTGGGGTTGATGTTCTGGCTGACAATCGCCATGAGGTTTGTCAGGTCGGCGCGGATGCTGTGCCCGGGTGCGGACACGTCGTCGAGCGAGAGGCGCGCCTCAATCGCTTGCACGAAGTTCTTCGTGCCGAAGTTGTACAGCTCGTTCGGTGTGGTCTCGCCGTTGCTGTACTGGATGTCGGACCCGCCCGAATCCTTCGACCCTTCGATGATCGAGGCGGGCACAGCGGCGTGGTTTGCGAGGTCGAGTCGGACGGCGTTGCGGCCCTTCTCGAACAGGTCTGCGCTGACGCTGCCGAGCGCGTTGACCTGGAGGAAAGACTGGGTGACGGCGGTCGCGCCACCGTCGCGGCGACGGTTCTCGTTCCACTGATCGACGATGCGGCGCTTGGCCTTCTTGCTCATGTCGTCGTAGGCGGGGTCGGTGATGTGGAGGTCGGTCGCCGGAATCGGGTTCTCCACCCGGTTGATCCATGCCTTGTCGATCGACCGAGCTGCACGCAGGGAGTCGATGCCATCGACGAGGATGCCGTTAGCGCCGTAGCCGAGCGGGATCGCGACGGGCAGCGCGCGGTACTTCTCGGGGATTCGGTCATCCACGACGACCGCGCCCGTGACCTGATCGATGTGCCAGAAGCCGACCGGGATGTGTATCGCGTCCCTCTTGTCGGCGGTGAAACCGAGGCACGCCCAACCGCTCATGAACAGGTCGGAGGCGACGCCGTACATGCGGTGGTACGGGCTCACGCCGCTCTGGCTGTTGGTCAGCCATGCGGGCTGTTCGGTGCTGCGGGTCTCTTTCTCCATGTCGTAGAACGGAAGGCCCGCGACGATCGAGCAGTGGACGCCGTGAGCGCGCTTCACGCCGGGGACGCGGAGTGCGATGTCTCGCGTCATCGCACCCGACTCGGACATCGCGCCCATGACCTCGGAAGCGGTGAACGCCACCAGGTCGTCATTCGGAGCCCATGGAGACTGGACGGTGAGCGGCGTTGCAGCGCCGCCGCCGAAGATGCTTGACCAGAAACTCACGAGGGGAACGTTATGTAGATAACCCACAACTTGTCAAAGATCGGGTTGTGGGTTATCCACAGGTCAGCTTCCGAACGTGATATCCACCTTGCCCGCCTCGCGGGTCTCGTCGAGGAACTGCACGGCGAGCGAGACGGCCTCGATGCCGGTGATGTCTGCGGCGTAGTCGCCCTTCGGCCGGCCGAATCCGAAGCCGCCTGCCGACCCGATCTGGCGCTTGACGGCGATCCCCACGGCCGCGTCGAGCAGCGGGTTTCGCCAATGCACCAGTGAGTTCTCGTCGAGCAGCTTGATCATCTTCGTTGCGGCGCGCCGCACGTCGGTCGTCGTGGCGGGCTGGAGCGTCGGCCGGGGCGTAGCGCGCGAGAGGGTCTCGGTCTCGACTCCGGCCGCTTGCGAGAGCTGGTCGTAGATGATCGGTACTTTGTACTTCCGAGCGAACTGGAGCACCTTGGTCGCGAAGCCCTGGACGCCGTTCTGGTGCCAGAGCAGCCCGACTGCGGTGCGCTCGACGACAGGCACAGTCTCACCTTCGAGTGCGAGCGCGGCCGACACCAGGTCGTCCGGCTGGTCGGCGTGCTTCCACGCGACACCGAGCGAGGCCCACAGCCCGTCAGGGTGGATGGCCATGGCGAGGGTGAACCGCTTTGGCGGGCGCGGGAACTCGCCGGGCCGAGCTGCGCGCTCCCACTGAGCGGGCGCGATGAGGCCGATGTTCGAGCCCTCGGAGCCGAACACTCCGAGGTACTCGGCCAGGAACTTCTCGCGCGGGAACTTCGCGAAGTTGCGCTGCACTGAGGCGAGCGGCGTGGTCCATCCGACACCCGGGTGGTACTGCTGGATGAGCGCCCGAACGTGGCCGCGCGGGTGATCATCTTCAGGCTCCCACGACTCCAGCTCTTCGGGGTCCACGGTGTCGGGGATGTTGTGTCGGATGACCCCGGCATCCGGGTCGTTGAGCGTATCCCACAGGAGGTTGCCGCCACGGTACTTCGCGGCCGTGCCCGAGACGACGAACTGCGCGCCGGGCTTGGTATCCATCGTCGGCAGCACCGCAATCGTTAGATCCTCGGACAGGTCCGGCTCGGCCTCGCCGCCCTCATCGACCCATCCGAAGTCGAAGCCGCCCGATCGGAACCCGTCGCCGCCTGGTGCGTAGACGTTCAGGAACGAGCCGTTCGCCCACTCGATGTGCTCGGTGCCCTTGCCGGTGTTGACCTTGAACGGCGCGGACTTCGGCTCCGGATAGACCCGGTTCACGTGCGCCACGATGTCTTTCTTGAAGCGCTCCGCGGCCTTCGCTCCGGTGGTCGCGAGGGTCCACCCGACCTGATAGTCATCGCGCAGAGTGCAGCGCCCGAGGATCACGGCCTGGATGCTGGTGGTCTTCGTCGTGCGGCGAGGTTCGAGGATGCCGTTGAGGAAGTGGCCGGCGTTGAGCATGTCCGCGATCACGAGCTGGATCGGCGTCGGCCCGGTGCCGCCATCGCCCGCGCGCACGAACTTGTCGAGTCGCAGCAGCCGCGCGCCCTCGAGAAACTCCATGCGGGTTTGGTCGGTCGTGACCAGCTCGGTTCCTTCGCCGGGAATCACGCGGGAGCGCCATTCGAGCCAGGTCGATTCGGCGTGCAGGTCGGCCAGTGTGGGGTCGGTCATCGGTTCACTTTCGAGGGGATTGGCGAGGTCAGTTCAGGGGGAGATGCTGCTGTAGAGCCTTGGCGGGGGTTGCACGCGGCGAACATAAAAAAAGCTGTCGAGCACGGCGATTCGGTGTCGGTCACACATGCTCTCCGTCCATAAATGCGGCGACCGCGAGCTGCAACCCCTCGAGCGGCGCGACCGCATTGCGCATCGCTTTGCGCGAATCAGCCAGCGCACCCGCGGGCACGTGCGGCAGGCCGTACGCATCGGCATAGACGGATGCTCGGGTCGCCGGGTTCAGCAGCCCTCGCGTACCGGCTGGCGGTGTCAGCCAGAGCGGCGGAGTGCTCGACCAGTAGTAGTGGCGCTCGGTCACGACATCCGGCGCGATGGGCGGCGCGTAGTAGGTGTGCACGTTCTCGACCACGTACCGACCGCCGAGCTGCGAGAGGTGAGCTATCTCCGCCCACAGCCGCGGGTCCGGCTCGAGCGGTCGCCCGTATCTCGTCGCCACGTGTCGAGCGAGACGCGAGTGAGTGGGGCAAGGCGGTGAGGTCCACACTGCGTCGAACTCGTGCGCGTGCTCGAGCACGAAGGCGTGCGCGTCGCCCACGACCACCGTGTCGGCCGGGTAGCGGCGGGCGTATTCTGCCGCTACTCGAGCATCCAGCTCGACCGCAGTCACATCCCAGTCGCTCGGCCACAGGTGCCGATTGCCGCCGATACCCGCATAGGCGTTGAGCACCTTCACCATGGCAGCAGTCCTTTCGATGCTGGTTTGCGTGCGGTTTGGATGGCTTGCCCTTGGCGACCGCCAGCGGCTCGGTTGCCCTGGCAGCGGCCCGACTTGTAGCGGTGCTCGGGTGCGAGGTTGGTCATGGCGTGCCCGCCGTTCGGATCGATGTGGCCCACGTCGAAGGTCTGCTCTGGGTGTATCTCGCGGGAGCAGCGCCAGCAGTGGACCTCACCGCCGCGACGACGCTGCTGCTCGACCTGCTGCCGGATGATGCGGGCGTTCTTGCGGTACTCGGGGTCTTGGTGCTTGGCGGTCACGATGCACCCGTGGCAGCCACGTAGGCCTCGATCTGCGCCCAGCCGAGCGCACCGCGCCAGGTGAGGCAGGTGTGCACGGCTTCGCCGGATGCGTCGAGGACGACCCAGCCAGCGCCATAGCCGTGGTCGGTGCGCTCGCGCTCGATGCGGTGCTTCATGTGAGGTTGGCCCTTCCGATCGCGGTGATGATGCGCCAAGCGGCGCGGAGCCAGATGGCCCCGTAGCTCTGCGACTGCTCGCCAGACATGACCTGCTCGCGTACGGCACGAAGCTGGCGAGCTGCACGCAGCGACTCGTCGCGCAGGAGCGCGTTGTGCGAGCCCGACCACTTCGCGTACATGACCGCGGCGTCCTCGAACTCGACGGCGAGCTGCAGCAGTCGTCGAGGCAGTGGTCGGGTCGCGGCGACCCTTGGCCGGCTCATGCGCTCTCCAGTTCCCAGACCTCGCGCGGGAACGTCTCCACGTCGTCGCCGCAGAGCAGCACGTAGTCGGTGTTCGTCGATCGCAACCACGAGCCGTGCACGATCTCGGGCACGTAGCCGTCCGGTCCCATGCGCCAGCGCACGACGGCGACCTGTGCGCCCTTCCGGATGCTGCCTCGCGACTTAGCCACGTCGGTTCCTGTCCCGGCGCATTTCAGCGAGCACGTCGATGACGAGAGCCGCGCAGATGATGAGAGTCACGGGTACGGCGATGTACCACGGCAGGTTGTCCGGCGTCATGCTCCGACCGCCTGACGCAGCTTGAAGTCCTCACGGCAGGCGAAGATGCAAGTGCCTCGGCCCGGGATCGCTTCATGCCCGCACCGGGCGACTCCCGCGCTAGCGGCTTGAATGTCGCCGCGCGCCAGCGCGTCCTCGTTTCCTTGCGCGCGATTACTAGGGTTTGTCTCTTTAAGATTTATGTCGGTTGAGTGGATGGTTCGTGCGGTGTCTGCACCGCCCCACCACGCGGTGTCTGCGCCGCCCGCGGCGCTTTCACCGCCTGCGGTGTCTGCACCGCCCCCTACCTGTTCCGGGACCGTCTCTGAGAGCTGGAGCGGTGCACTCTGCCGTGGCATCCGGTGATTGCGAGTGCGGTCGCATCCTTCGGGACAGACGAGCAGGAACCGGTACAGGTTCGGCCGGAGGTGGTCTGCGGTCGAGTGGTCGCCACCCTGACCACGGAGGCGCTTGATCTCGCCCAGTCCCTCGAGCGTCTCGATCGCGCGCTGCACGCCGCGGCGGTCGATGCCGCCCGCGTACTTGGCGAGGGTCGATACGGCGGGCCATGCGCCGCCGTCGCCGTCGTGGTTGGCTATGCCGATCAGCACGAGTCGGGCAGCGCCCTTGGCTTGGCTGTGATGGAGCGCGATCGCCAGCGATTCGACGCTCATCTGGTTGAACTCATGTTGTAGATGTTGGACATGAGTCGCAGATTGACCCAGTTGTGGTTACATCGCGTGGATATTCTTCGGCGTGTCTAACATCTGCGACATGAGTTTCACTATTCTGATGCCATGACGATGACTGAGAACCGCACTTCAACCCTCGGTGGGCGGCTGCGCGCAGCGCGCCTCTTCGCGGGCGTCGAGCAGATCGACCTCGCCTCGGAGCTGGGCGTATCGCGCAGCTCGATTCACAACTGGGAGACGGACAAGGCGAACCTGCCCGCTTCCGCGATGATCCGGTGGGCTGAGGTCACTCGCATCTCGCTCGACTGGCTCGCGTGGGGAACGAAAAAGGCCCCGTCCGAAGACGGGGCCGCTGTGCGCCCGGAGGGATTTGAACCCCCGACCTATTGATCCGTAGTCAATTGCTCTATCCGCTGAGCTACGGGCGCATTTTCCGCTGGCTGCAAGAACCAACCTGACGACTATACCAGCGAAAACAGGT